GGTAAAACATTTTTATCTCTATATTTAGCACTAGAAGAAGTATTAGATCCTTCATCAGATTATAATGATATATTTATAGTTAGATCAGTAGTATCTACAAGAGATATAGGATTCTTACCTGGCGATGAACAAGAAAAGGTATCCTTATACGAAGCTCCTTACAGATCTGTCTGTGGGGAGCTTTTTGGTATAAAAGATGCTTATGATGCACTAAAACAACAAAATAATGTAAAGTTTATGAGTACATCTTTTATCAGGGGCATAACTATAAATAACGCTGTAGTGATTGTGGATGAATGTCAGAACTTGAATTTTCATGAACTTGATAGTATAATTACAAGAATAGGTAAAAACAGTAAAATTATATTTTCTGGAGATTATACACAATCTGATCTTACTAAAGAAAATGATAAAAAAGGTATTCAACATTTTATGAGAATACTTAAATGTCTAAAAGAATTTACTGCTATTGAATTTGGAATAGAAGATATAGTAAGAAGTGACTTTCTTAAACAATATATCATAGCAAAGTATAATATGCAAAATGACGGAAACTATTAAAGTATTAATTGATGATATAGATCCTAATAGAGGTATATTAGGAAATATAACTAAAACAAATCACACAGACTTTGCGCTAAGATCTATATTTCCCTCTAGATCAACAACTAATATTGAATATATTGCTTCAGGTGCTTTAAAGTATATAAACAGAGATAAGCTAGATAAGTATGTATATCCTATTGTTATACATAATCTAACTTATATTAATTTTATGTTTTCTATTGGAGATAGTGATTATGATATTATAGGACTACTACCTAGACAAGTAAAAAAACAATATTTTAAAAATAAAGTAGTTATACTAATTATAATATTAGAACCTTTAGGAGGTAATAATTCTGCTATTGATATAATGAGCTTTGTTAAAATGATAGAGTCAAATCCTAGATATAACAATATGCTATTTCTAACTCTACACTATATAGATTCTCCTAATTTTTTATTTATTAATATACTACAAGATGTAATGGTAGATTGGAGTCCATTAGATGATGGGTTAATGCACTACGATGAAATAAAAAACTATGATAATAGACATTTCTGTTGCTTTTTAATGAACTTTAGAGAAAGTGAAGAGAGAAAATGGTTAATAAAATTTTTTATAAAAAATAAATTATTAACTAAAGGATTTGTCTCTGCTACAAATTGGCACGATGAAGAATTACTATTCGATAATTTAGATATAGAATCTACACTAAATAAAGTATCGCTTAACATAATTCCAGAAGGTAATTTTGATAGACGACTTGATCATTTTATGAGTGAAAAAGTATATAGATGTTTTAAGTATAAAAAACCTTTTATATATCTAGGACAATATCAGTCACTACAATATATTAGAAGTATAGGATATAAAACTTTTAGTCCTATAATAAATGAAGACTATGATCAAATTGAGAATGATAAAATAAGGTTTATAGAAGTCTGCAAACAAATAAAAATACTAGTAGATAAACCTATAGAAGAATTTAAAGATGATATGTGTCAGTTAGAAGAGATATGTGAGCATAACTATAAATTATTTATAAGCACACAAAATGAAGCTAAACATACGTTAATAAGTAGACTCACTAAATGAAACAATTAAAAGTACTGATAGATAATATAGATTCTGAACAAGGTATTAAAAATAATATACTACCGTCAGTTAGACGTATAGAATTAGTACTAAAATCTAGATTTCCAGATTTAGATATAAAATATTATCCTTCTTATTTTGTAGATAGGATAGAAGGTAAATGGGTATACCCTATAGTAATTAGTAGTCTTGGATATATGCATTGGCTATTTCAGTATCAAGCAAATATTAATGACGATGAAATACCTCATAATGATATATTCTCACTGATACCTAAAAAAGTAAGGGAATCATATAATAAAGGAAATGGCATAATATTAGTTTTTATATTTGAACCATTTCCTTTAAATAGTAGTATAGAGAATTTTAAAGATATACTAGAAAGTAGTCCTATATATAAAAATATAAGAATATGTAGTCTACATTATGTTGATTGTGTAAACTTTATTCCTGGAGCTGCTGCTACACATCATTTAGATAACTTTAGTAGTGTAAGTAGAAAGCATATTCCAGGCGAAACTAGAGAGCAATGGAAAGCTAGAAAAAATTTACCTAAATATTTAGGAGGAGAATCTAATAGACGTTTCTGTTGTTTTTTAATGAATTATCAAGAGTCAGAAGAAAGAAAGAAGTTACTATTATTTTTTAAAGAAACTGATATGTTATCAAAAGGATTTATTACTGCAAAAAATAAAGGTAAAGAAATAACGCAAGATAAAGCAAATCTTATTTTTGAAGATCTGGATATAGAAGATACATTGAGTAGAGTATCATTTAATATAATTCCTGAAGGAGACTTCAATAGTTCAGGAATACCTTTTGTATCTGAAAAAATATATAGATGTTTTAAATATAAAAAACCTTTTATATTTATAGGTAGACAAGGTACATTAGACTATTTACGCAATATAGGATATAAAACTTTTGATCCCATAATTAACGAAGCTTATGACAATATAGAAAACCCAAATAAAAGATTAATACATATATTTAAAGAAATTAATAGACTAATTAATAACGATAGTTTTGATGCGCATATGGAACAGTTACAAAATATATGCGAACATAATTATAATTTATATAATAGAATAACAGAAGAAACTAATAAAAAGTTATACAGGGACATAACTAATGAACAGTATATATAAAAATTTTGATAATAACACACTAAACTATGACCATAATTGCTATCCTTGGGCCTTATGGGTGTTAGAAATAATACAAGAATTATATCCTTATGTAACCAGTCTTGAAAATATACATAATGAAGTATCTACCAGAGAACTTATACCTATAACAGATATGGTACAAAAAAGACTAAGTGCTACTGAGTATTCTAAAGAGTTTGATGCTTTTGCAGAAACTTACATAGCACCTTTGCTAGAGGGTAAAAGATATTTAATTAAGAGACGCCCGACTCTTAATTTAGTAATACCTAATCAAGAAAGATTAGGTAGAAAACTACCATTTCATCAAGGTATATTTTATAAAAATGGTAGAGGACAAGGCACTATATGGATGCCTTTAACAAAAGCATATGATACTAACTCTATGTATGTAGTAACTACAAATAGTTCTAGAAGAATTACTAAAGCTCTGATAGAAAATAAGTGGGATCAGAAAATGTTTGAACGTGAATGTTTAGCAGTAGCTTATCCAGTAAATTTAGAGGTAGGACAGGCACACTTATTTCATCAAGAAATACTACATGGTAATGTGAATAATAAAACTGATATTACTAGAATGGCTATAGATTGGCATGTACTATTAGAAGGAGAAGAATTTGGAGGCAGACTCCCTGGTGGATTCTTTAGATTACCTAATGATACAGAGTATAAGGTAATAGATCATACAAATCATACCTGTGTAGGATACATAGGTAATAACACAAACTATGATAAAGACATTCCTCTTAATTTACAAAGAGATGCTTTACGTACATTTTGTAAAACTCGTAGTATACCTAATAATATGATGCAAGTTGAAAATGAATATCTACATTGGATGCCTATATTAGAAGAGTTGTTAGAATCAGAAATAGATGTTATAGTTATGAGTAGTATATACTCTTTACCTGATGAAATAGTTAGAAGAGATAAGTTGTTAAATTTAGCACTAGCAAATAAAATTACTATATGGTTTGTTAATGAAGAGTTTTGTTTAAATACAGAAGAAGAAAAAGAAAAAATTAATACATATTTAAATTTTGGACATAAGCATAAAGGGTGGTTACCGTGGGAAACATGATATTACAAGAAACTAGTATAGACTATGATTTATCTTTTATATATAATATTGAATGGTTTAACTATAAAGATCCTCTAAAAGATATTATGACTCACCAATTAAAAGAACTACATGCACCATATGGAGGTATGCCCTCTAGCTATACAGACGAAAATACCATCATATATCAAAAGTTCTTATCTAAGTCTGAAATAGATTATGAGATTTTAAGTCAACAAACAAATATAGATATACACACTGTATCAGTAATAAGACAAAGACCAGGAAACTGTATACCTTTACACATAGATAGATTCTATAAATTAAGACAAATTAAACCTAACGGAGAGCCTGTTAGAGCTAATATCTTTGTAGAAGATTGGGCAGATGGGCATATACTTCAGTTTGGAGACAAAATAAAATGGAATTGGAAAAAGAATACAGGATGGATATTTAATGAACATGTTCCTCACCTATCAGGCAATTGTGGTATGAAAGATAAATATACTTTACAACTATCAGGATTTTTAAATAATGACAATTAGATATACAAATTTACCAGATAATAAAAATAAACCTTTTGGAGGTGCTTATAGTGTTCACGATAGAGAGCTAACTACTTATAGAGATGAAACTATAAGAATGTTTACTGTTAATAACAACTATTCAGTAAAAAATGCAGAAATAATAAAACAAGAGTTTCTCCAAACATATAAAGAATGGATGTTTAGCCATTTTCCAAGAGTAACAGGTATAGAACAATATAATCATATGTGTTTTACACAAGGTACTACAGAATCTTTTGCACAGTTTTATATTAGGTATAGAAATAATAAACGATTAAGAATTGCTAGAGGTGAATATTTTTATCATCAGATGATGAAAGCTTTATGGTATGATGATAATTTTGTGTGGCTAGAAGACGAACCTATTAAAAAAGGTGATGTAGTATTATTAAGTGTTCCTTTTTCTGATACAGGCGCAGTACCTAGTGACCTAGAAAAAATGTTATGTGATTGTGATATATTAAAAGTACCTGTCATGATAGATTTAGCATATCTTAATATATCTGTTGATTTACAATTTAATCTAGATCATTCTTGTATAGAATATGTAGTATCATCTCTTTCTAAAGTATTTCCTATTGAGACACATAGAATAGGAATTAGGATGCAAAAAGAACCTTTTGAAGATCAAATATATGTAATAAATGAGTATAATTATAATTATATAAATTTATTAAGTGCCTATCTTGGTACTGCTATGATGAAGAAGTTTCCAGCTAATTACGTATTTGACAAATATCACAGTAAACAACTAGCATTTTGTCAAAAACTTGATTTAGTACCTTCTTATTGTGTGTATTTTGGTTTAGACTATACAGGAAGATTTAAAGAATATAATAGAGGTAATAACGGTAATAGATTATGCTTTTCAAGAATATGGGATGGGAGACAAAAATATGACTTGTAATAACGACTGGGATGAATTAGAAGAAATGATTGTAGGTACAGCAGACTATGCTACACTGCCTATACCTAATAGGAGTGTGATGAAATGTCAATATCCAGAATTTGAAGAAGAGTATATGAAATCTGTAGCAGGTTTCTATCCTCAACAAATTATTGACGAACAAAATGAAGATTTAGAAATATTAAGTGATACTCTTAAAGAGCTAGGAGTTAAAGTATATAGACCAGATACTCAGTATGCTCTTGAAGATACTAAATCTCCTACATGGGAAGGTAAAAATTGGCATTACCATTGTCCAAGAGATCTAACATTAATTGTAGGTAATAAGATTATAGAAACACCTACTCCTATATGGAATAGGCAATTTGAAACATGGGCATATAGGGATATATTTACTAGAATGTTTCATGAAGGGTATTCTTGGATTAAAGCTCCTATTCCTTTACTATTTGATAAAAACTATAAAGAAGATACAAAAGGTGTACCATCACTAAACAATGAAGAAATTCTTTTTGAAGCAGCTAATTGTGTAAGAGCAAATAAAGACATACTATATCAAATATCTAATACTGGAAATAGGTTAGGAGGAGAATGGTTACAACGTATTCTAGGTGAAGAATATACGGTACACATAGTAGAAGGTCTTTACTCCTATGCACACTTAGATAGTACTATTGTACCTGTTAGAGAAGGTCTAGTATTATATAATGGAAGTAGAGTAAATTTAGATAATGAACCAGAAATGTTTAAATCTTGGGATAAGATCTGGATTAATGAGTGTGTTGGACCTACAGAAGCTCCACTGGGATTGCCTTGGGGCGCAAGTGAGTGGATTGGTATGAATTTTATTAGTATAAATCCAAATCTTGCTATTGTAGATAAAAAACAAACAGAAATTCATGAAAAACTAAATGCTGTAGGTATAGAAACTATACCTTTAGAATTAAGACACGATAGAATTATTAGTGGAGGTTTTCATTGTGCTACTCTAGATCTAAAAAGAAAGAGAGCCTCATGATAGATGGCATACAATAAAAGTAAAGCTAAAGGTTCAGCTTATGAACAAAAAATAGCTACACTACTAAGTAAAGAGTTTGATGTAGAGTTTAGAAGAGTTCCATTATCTGGAGCAA